ACTCAACCGAAACACTAATCGTAGCCATGCGGGATTTGTCTCAAGACATCCAATCCGAGGATGGTGTTGCCAGTGCTGCAATCATTGAATCCGCCCAGCGACTGGAGGAGCAGCATATGCGCATCACCCAACTAGAGCAGGAGAACGACGCCATGCGAGCGGATCTGCTGCTGTGGAACGAGAAGGAGGTGAAATGAGCGACTACACAATACCAACGTCGAATACGGTGACTACAATCGACCCACAGGCCACAAAGATTCGCGAGCTGCAATCCGATGTAAACGAGCTGAAGGAGCTGGTCGAGTACCTACGAGATCGGATCAAGAAGCTGAAGAAGGCTGGAGATGACTTGGACTCATGGCTAGGCCGAGAAACACCAGTCACGGTGCGAATCAACTGGAGACAAGTCAAGGAGGGGAAGCCGTGATTCATGTCTATCCGCTAAACGACGAGCAACCGCACGAACTAAAAGGAACCATGTGTCAGTGCAATCCTCGCGTCGAGTGGCACGATCCTGAGACTGGCGAGGCTCATAGCGAGGCACTCGTAATTCACAACGCCTTCGACTGCCGCGAGGAGGCGGAGCGGATCAAGGAGGCCAAGCCGTGAGCGCAATTCATTACGCCGAGACAAAATACGGATTCGATTGGGGTTCGGCCAAGATCGAACGGTGCTTCTCTGATTCAAAGAAAGGATGGGTGGCGTTGATTGTCCAAACTCCGAAGCATCAAATGGGGAAAAACGAGATTCAGATCTACGTCACCAAATCTGGAAAGGTCAGGATCAGCGATAGAACTGGAGAATGGAAGAAATCAAAGGAGGCCAAGCCGTGAACCATCTTGTTAATGACAACAAAAAGGTCAGCGATACACCGCGCACAGACCGGCAGGCATACATAACGTGGGATTTAATCCAGTTCGTGAAAGCTGGATTCGCCCGTCAGTTAGAGCGGCAACTGGCGGGTGCGAACAAGCGGGTCAAGGAGCTGGAGGAAGACGTCAAAGCCTACAAGGTCAGACTCATCGAGGATGGCGAGTACATCTACACGCTGGGAACAAGGTCTGACCGCTATCGCATGGCGCTGCTCAAGGCCCGTGAGCGGATCAAGGAACTGGAACTCAAAGAGGACGAACTGAACGACCTCAAGAAATGGTTGGAGGGAAGATGAACGTGCCTATTGGACCTGCCGCATTCGTCTTTAAGCACCGGAAGACCGGACAAGTCATCGTAGCACCCAGCGAGCGATGGCATGAGTACTACGACAACAAGGAGGACTGGGAACATACCGCAAGCATCAATGCCTGCATGGCCATTGAATATCTCATCAACGTCAAAACGAAGGAGAGGAACAGGTACATCAGATCACTCACGGAGAAGCTATGAACCGAGCAGACAAACTCAGACACGAAGGCACAGGCCACTACCGCTTCCGCAAGGGCGAGATCACCGAGATCGTGGCGGCCAGCAAGGCCAAGAAGATGGAGTACACGTCCTACTGGACGCGCAAACGTGGAAAGGGAACCAAGTGAACGTCACCGACCGAGATGTGGCTAGGACGATGCAGGAATACGGCGGCAGCTTCGTGCGTGCCTTGGGCGCCGCGGCACTGGCTGCAGACCCTGTAAACCTGAAGAAGCTGCGGGATGCCTTCCCGGACTATTGGGCTAACTACATGAAGATGGCCCAGCAACTTTCCGAGGTCGAAAAGCAGGCCTCGAAATAACACAACAACAACAACACAACGTAAGACGAAAGCATGATCATTAGCGCAAGTGGAGGTAAGAAGGACTACGCACCGTGCCCGGAATACACCGGCAAGGCCGTGTGCGTCGACGTGACTCCGCTCAAGGAGTACGAGACCGAGTATGGCACCAAGAAAAAGTTCAAGTTCGCCTTCGAGATCGACTTGATCGACGACAGCCGTGATCCGGTGCAGCCCTGGGTGGTGTTTACGAAGCCCATGGTGCCCAGCCTGCACGAGAAGGCAGCCCTGACCAAGTTCCTCAAGGACTGGTTCGGCCGGGCGCTCACGCCCCAAGAAAACAAGGCCCTCGACATCGAGAGCCTCATCGGCAAGTCGGCCACATTGGTGATCGCTCACGAGCAGAGCGCGGACGGCACCAAGACCTACGCCAACATCAAGCTCATCATGCCGCTCAAGCAGGGCGAGCTGAAGCCCAGCGGCCAGTGGGTGCGATTGCAAGACAGGCCGCCCAAGGACGAGCAGGGCCAGACCCAGGCGCCCGCCAAGCTCGACCTGAGCAAGATTCAGGTGCACGTCGGCAAGTTCCGCGGCACGCCCGTCTCAGAGCTGACCGAGACCGCGGTGAACGGCCTGGCCGAGGTGTGGGTGCCGAAGGCTATGGCCAACAAGGACATCACGGCAGAGGACAAGCGCCTCATCGCCGCAATCAACGCTCGGCTGGAAGAGATCAAGGCGACAAGGGAGATCACGGCTTTGGACGACGTACCTTTCTAAAACGATTTCATGTCATCAATCGTTTTAGAACCAGCACCCAACGAATCTGGGAGCACCTTACATATGTCGAATCGTAGAAAACGCACACCCCTAGCCCATCTCGTACCATCCGTGGTGCTTATGCGTGCCGAGGGGCGCACACTGGAGGAGATCGGCGCCAAGCTGGCTCTGACCAAGCAGCGGATCAGCCAGGTGATTAAGGCTGCCAAGAAGTTCGAAGACGTCTCCGCCCAGTGGGGATTCCCGTTCAGCAACCGAACCCATCGTGTGCTCGATGCCTTGGCAATCCAGAGCAAGGAGGACGCCTTGGCCCTCTACCGCACCGGACACCTGTACCCTGGTGCCGTGTGGTCATTCGGCCGCAAGAGCTACAACGAGATCTGCGAGTGGCTCGGAGTCGAGCCGCTGACCAAACGCCCGGTGAAGGGCTGCAACTGCCCACACTGCGGCAAGCCTATCTAACACTTTCCCGGCAGCCTGTTGCTGCTGGGGGACTCATGGTTCGTTCCGGGGGGTGCGCATCCGGGGACAAACGCACACAATTATCTATGGAACAAATTACTGAACTGAACTTCGGGCAGGCTCTCGAAGCGTTGAAACTCGGGAGACGCGTGGCCCGTGCCGGATGGAATGGCAAAGGTATGTGGTTGAGGATTCAGACACCAGATGCAAACAGCAAGATGACGCTTCCATACGTCTACATTGAGTATCCGGTCTTGCATCCGGCCTACCTCAACGGATCGCGTGTGCCGTGGCTGGCTTCACAGACCGATATGCTATCGGAAGACTGGTCCATCGTTGACTGATGTAAAAATGAGGGGTGCGCATTCGTACAAACGCACACTAGACAATGAAATTAGATCTTTCCGCAGAACGTATCGCAGCGCTTTGTGCGCCGCCTCCTGGCTACGTCAAGCCAGCCCCACAGCCTCCGGCAAACCCGGATGCACTGAAGAAGCGCCGTATCAAAACCAAGCGCCAGCCGCACTGGAAGCCTGTCACCCGTAAGCCCATCAGCCGCTATCAAATCAACAAAGAGACAATCGCAAAGATTCAGGAATGGCGAAAAACCAACCCGTGGCACAGCTATCGGGAGATCGCCGAGCACTTCAAAGTTTCCGTTTCAACCGCCTACTACAGCCTCAACCGCCCCAAAACCAATGCCAGCTAACCCCACCATCATATTCGACATTGAGACCGGAGCGCTCCCGTTTGGCGAGCTTGTCATCCCGGCCTTCAATCCCAGCGACGTGAAGCTCGGTAACACCAAAGATCCCGACAAGATCGCCGAGCGTATCCGGCAGGCCGAGGAGAACCACGTCACCGACTACATCAAGAACGCTGCCTTGGATGCACTGAGCGGCCAAGTGCTGTGCATAGGCTACCGCCTCGAGCGCGACGAGCCTGCAATCCTGTCGTCAGACGCTGACGGCGAGGCCGCCATGCTCCGGCAATGGTGGGAGCTGCTGAACACCTGGGAACGCCAGCCGCGCCTCATTGGGTTCAACTGCAAGGCCTTCGACCTGCCGTTTTTGATCAAGAGGAGCTGGCGCCATCGTGTCGCCGTTCCCTACTGGATACGCCACGGCCGCTACTGGAACGACCTGATCGTCGACCTGCGCGAGGTGTGGCAGCTTGGGGACAACCGTGCCCACGGAAGCCTCGGAGCCATCAGCAGGCACCTAGGGCTCGGGGAGAAGAGCGGCAACGGCGCCGACTTCGCCAACCTGTGGAAGACCAACCGCCAGGCAGCCATCGACTACTGTCTGCAGGACGTGAAGCTCACGCAGCAGGTGGCGGATGTTCTGATGCCTAGCTACTAGGAACACCATGACATGGATTCTACCTCGTCAGTTACACACATTGGCCTGTGCGCTGGATACGGAGGCATTGAGCTTGGACTCCAACGAGCAATCCCAGATCTGCGCACAGTCGCTCTTTGTGAGATCGAAGCCTTCGCCATCAGCAATCTGGTTGCGAAAATGGAAGCGGGATTCATGGACCCGGCACCTATCTGGCCGAATCTTAAGACCTTCCCTTGGTCGGACTTTCGTGACCGCGTGGACATCCTCACTGGGGGATATCCATGCCAACCCTTCAGCGCAGCCGGTCAGCGCAAAGGAAAGCAAGACCCGCGGCACCTGTGGCCGTGGATTGCAGATGGCATTCGACTTCTCAGACCCCGAATCTGCTTCTTTGAGAACGTCGAAGGACATATCAGCTTGGGGCTGTCCGACGTCATCGAAGACCTGGCAAGAATGGGTTACAGAACGACGTGGGGCATATTCAGCGCGTCTGAAGTCGGCGCACCGCACCAGCGCAAGCGGGTGTTCATCCTGGCCTACAGTTCGGCACGGGGAAAGTTGGCAAGGTCATGGAGCGACTCAGTCTTATGCGGAAAACGGGGCGAATCATCAGGTCAACTACCGATACAACAAACAGGGGGAGAAAATATCCATTCCGAAAGGCACATTCGACACAACTCTGACGACGGCGGTGATAGCTCAAAACTGGCCCTCGCCAGTAGCCTCGGAGGTGCGGCAGGGCTTTCAGGATCGCTCCAGAGGCATGAAGGGGAGTCAGGAGAGTCTGACGACGGTGGTGGTGAAGCAGCATGGCCCAGCCGTCCCGGCGAGCAGCAGTACGGATGGGAGCCGCCAAGGGTTGTGGCAGACAGCCACGGTATCGACCGGAGCGCACAGGCAGAAGGACGGGAGCATGATCGACAAGCTGGATCAACAGGTGAAGAGCTGGTCGACACCGGATGCGAGCGACAGGAGGAGCGACAAGTCGAGGCAGGTGGGTCTGAGCAATCAGATGAAGTCCGAGACGTGGCCGACTCCAGCGTCATCGGGAGTGACGGGAGGCCCGACCGGTCTTGCGGGTGGAGCCGGGAATCGGGAGAAGCTAGCGTCAATGCTACCGGAAGCGGAAGCCAAGGCGATGGGATGCGGCAAGCTAAACCCCCGCTGGGTGGAGACCCTGATGGGCCTTCCAGTGGGATGGACTATGCCCAGTTGTGCGTCTCCTGTGACAATAGAACGGATGAACTCCGATTGCTCGGTAACGGTGTTGTCCCAGCAACAGCGCACAGAGCGTTTTGCACGCTCATCAGAGAGCTAGACGACGAGGAAGCAGGACGATAGGGAGCAGTACGTCAGCGCGAGCCGTAGGAAGTGAGCGCCGACACTACAACCAGAAGCCATGTCCAACCAACTTTTCCCCACCCTTTCCGTGCCACGTCCCGTTGCTTCTGCGGGAGTTCCTACCACGGTCTGGGTGGGGTTTTCTGTTTGATACATGAACAAGGAGAAGAAACAAAAAGGAAGAGCCCCGGCATTTCAGTTCTATGCCGACGACTTCCTAGCAGGCACAATGACCATGACCAACGAGGAGCGTGGTGCCTACATCAGCCTGCTGTGCCTTCAATGGTCGAAAGGCTTCGTTACCGAGCTCGACATCCAGCGGATGTGCCATGGTATGCCAACGCATTGCCAAGGCATATGCCAAAGCAAGTTTGAGGCAGGAGACGATGGCCATTACCGGAACAAGCGATTGGAGAAGGAACGGACCAAACAAAAGGAAAGAAGCGAAAAACAGCGGGATATTGCCAATCTGAGGTGGAAAAACCATGCCAACGCATTGCCAGAGGATATGCCAGACGATGCCAAGGCATATGCCGAATCAGTACCAGAAGTATGCTTTCCGTCTCCATCTCCTACTCCTATAATACATACACCGACACCGAAGTCTCCGTGGGAAGTCGCCCATGGCATCGAACTGCCGGAAAGCATCCGCACTCAGAACTGCCTCGATGCCGTCAAGCTGTGGCTGCAGTACAAGTCGGAGAAGCGTGAGTCCTACAAAAAGACCGGCCTGACCGCAGCACTGACCAAGTGGTCGCGTGAGTTCACGCCTGCTGAGTTCCCGTCTATCGTAGAGCATTCAATCGCATCAGGCTGGAAAGGCCTTTACCGACCTCAAAGCTCTTCTGGCGTCATGTCAAATCCGGTTGGTAAAAAGGAACTCAACTGGAAGGACAGCCTATGACAAACGATCCCTTCCACGCCAACGATGACGAATACGGCATGATCGGAGCCTGCCTGAACGGAACCATCGACACATCCTCGGATGCCGTATCGGAAATCAGAAGCGAATGGATTCAACGGGATGAACTCAGGCTGACCTTCGATGTCATCCGAGGTATGGTTCAGGAAGGCAAAAGCCCGACCCTCTCCGACCTGCACAAGGAATGGAAGAAAGCCTATGGCCAACTGCCTGCCCCGTTCGATGCTTGGAATCAGGCCATGGAAGTCTGCCCCAGCCCGGCCAACCTGACCTACTACACCAAGGCAATCGTCGAGGCTGCCCACAGACGCCAGCTCAGAGACGCTGGAGACCGCCTGATACGCGAGTCCGCTATGTTGACCCTCCAGCCCGATCAAATCGTCTCTAATGCCGAAGCAGGGCTCAGCATTGACGTGTCCCGTGAGACACTCACAACCAGCAAACAGGTCGCCGGGTCATTCATCGACCAGATGCAGGATCGGTTCAACCGGAAGGGGCAGCTCTCCGGCATCCCCACCGGCTTCTTTCACCTGGATGAAAAGACCGACGGTTTGCAGCCCCGTGAGATGGCCATCATCGCAGCCCGTCCGAGCATCGGTAAAACAGCCATTGCAATCGCCATTGCAGAACACGCTGCGATCAAGTCCAAGGTGCCGACTCTTTTCATCAGCCTAGAGATGAGCAAGGAGGCAATCTTCAGACGCACCATATCGACCGTTGGAAGCATCCCGATGCAGAGCCTCAAGAGCGGCAACCTGAACGAGGCCGACATGAAGTCGATGATGCTGTCATCGGGCAAGGTAGCCAACAGCCCACTATTGTTCATTGATGGCTCAAGCATTCACAGCATCTCAAACATCATGGCCAATGTGCGACGAGCTGTGCGCAAGCATGGTGTGCGTCTGGTCATTGTGGACTACCTGCAGAAGATCAAGGCAGCCGATCGCTCTGAGAAGCGCACCTACGAGGTCGCAGAGGTATCGGGCAAGCTGAAGGACATCGCAGTGCAAACGGGAGTCGCGATGCTATGCCTTGCCCAGCTCAACCGAGAGTCGGAGAAAGAAAAAGGCAGGCAGCCACGCCTCACCGACTTAGCAGACAGCGGCCAGATCGAACGCGATGCCGACCTTGTCATGCTTTTGAATCGTGACAGATCGGAGGCTTCAGGCGAAGCTGCCATCATCATCGCCAAACAACGGGACGGCGAGTGCGGTCTGATCAACCTATGGTACGAAGGCCAATACTGCCGCTTCACAGACCCATCTCCTATCTATTGATATGAGCAGAACACACAACGACAACCTCAGGCTATTGTCTGAAGCGCCGCAGATAATCGCCCGGGCCGTCAAGGCTGGTTGGATATCCTACCCGGCAAACCAGAAGTTCCTCGAAGACGGTTCGCCAGATCCCATGCTCATCGAGGACTACGCCCAGCAAGCCGTCAGGCACCACCCCGAATCCATGATTCGCGCCTACCAGCTCCGTAATATGGGCCTCAGCCTCGATGGCACCGCCAAAGCGTGCAATGTGCCCCGCGGTTCCATCGTTTACATGATCTCCAAAGGCCACGAACTGACACTAGCCAGAGAACGCGAAGCAGCAGGCCTCTCCCAAGAATCCAAATGAGCACCCCAACCAATCCACCCATCGACGATCCGTTCCTCTACGCACCCAAGCCGAAGTCGGTGGTGCAGCCAGAGACCAAGGATGGCACAAGGCCTTCCATCCACGTCAGCCTTTATGCCTACGGCGGCATCTCAGCAGCCTGCCTGATGTCCTGGGTCGACCTGACAGCCACCTTCGCACGTGGAGATCGCCAGACCGACCTACGCACGATCCGCGAGGATGCACTCATTAGCCGCAGCCGTTGCCGCGCAACCAAGTGGTTCCTCGACTCCGGCAAGGACGTCTGGGTGCAGATCGACCATGACGTGGAGTTCGCCGCGGCCGACATCGTGCGTATGGCAGAGCTCGCCCATCAGCACCAGGCTACCGTCTGCATCCCTTACCCCTGCAGAACACTTCCGGCTAGGCCAGCCCTGCGTCCGAAAACAGAGCACCTGCAGGCCCTGAAGTTTCAAACTGCCAACGCAGAGTCGGCTAGTGAGCTGGTGCCGATTCAGATGTTCGCAAGCGGATGCCTCGCAATCCCTCGTAAACGCCTCGTAGAGACGTTAGAAAAGCTCGGGAGGGTGGACATAGCACCCCCCTACAGAATCGACTGGTGCAAGGACGTGCGCGTCGAGGAGTTCCCAACGCTGTGGATGCCGTTCGCCGTGGACACCATGCCGGGACAACTGGAGTACCTCTCAGAAGACTTCGCTGCAGCCTTCAGGATGAGCCTGTGCGAAGTGCCGCACTACTCCATGATGCCCAAGAAACAACTCAACCATTGGGGAGAGTTCCCCTACAGCTTTGCGCCTTATGCCGGGTAAGCCCGATAAGAGAAAGCGGGAAGGCAGAGTGTCACAGAGGACTATCGCTGAGGCCTCTGGTGTCAACGAGGTGTACGTCAACCGTATCCTCAAAGGCATAAGGAGCTACCCAGAAGAGACTATCGAGAAGGTGCTCAAGACAGCAGAGAAGCTGGGATACAAGAAGACAGAGAACCCAAACCAGCACTTCAATTCGACACTGACACAGGAGAAAGCGGACGCCATTGTTGAAGGCGTGATACACAACAAGTCATTGCAGACTATAAGTCAGGAGGCTGGTTTAACAGAGGGAGCCACGTTCAAATACATAAGAGGCGTCAAGGTTCCGATGGATTATCCCGAGACTGAGGAAGAGTGGCGTAAGGATGTCACGGGGTTCATGGAGGTAGCTATTTGGAAAGGCACTAAGCGACTTGCAGAAACATCTATCAACTACATCGACGATAGAACACTACCCATCGCCATAGGCGTGACCTTGGATAAATTGTCCACACTGAAGGGCCAGCCTACCAGCATTCACCTCGCTATGACAGCCAGCGTAAACCACCGCGACCTAATGAAGGACCTGAAGGAGCGCGATGTGACCCCCGTGAACGACGAGCAACTGCCCGATGCGGTTTAGGTAGTAGCGCCAAATGTCCTACCCCTCCACCGCGGCAACCACCGAAACACGCGAGTTTAGGCCTGTTTCGACGCATTGATGCACAATCCGTATTATATTCACTTGGTCACGCAAACACGCAGCAAACCCGCGTAAACATTGGGCCAAACGCACGTTGCACCATGAGCAGAAAGCCAGTGTCCTACCCCGTTACGGCAGGTGGAACAGCAGTCACCGCGGCACCCCCCGGGGGAGGGGGTCGGCGGATTGCGGCAACGCCTAAAAGGCGACGGGTTCCTCCAAACGAAAAATATCAGGAAAGCCTCTACCTCACCGCGCTCACCCTCGCCACCCAGGACAACCTCGATCTCACCCTCGAAAACACACACCTCCGCCGTGAACTCACAGCACTCCGCCGTCGCCTCCGCACCGCGCTGCATGACTTGCAATGCGCCATTCGAAGTCATCAAGCATCACAGCGGCCCTAAGCAAAAGCGCTTCTGCACCGAGGCGTGCAACACAGCCTGGTGGAACGAACAGCCGCAGCACCCTGTCATCCCCAAGGTCGATGCATCGCACCCCCGTGCACTGGAGCTGAAGCAGAAGCGCACTCAGCTTGTCCTACTGGAGAAGGCTGATCCGTACACCTACGGCTACATCCCGGACCACTGGGAGGTGGCCAATGCGGAGTATGGCGCCACCCAGGAGCTATTGATCAGCGGCGGCAACCGTGCTGGTAAGACCTTGTGGGCAGCTAGGCGTGTTGTGCAAACGCTGATTGAGAAGGAGAATGCTAGTGTACTGTGTTGTCACACTAGTCATGCCACTAGTGTTACTGTGCAGCAGCCTGCGATATACAATTATCTGCCTGTCGCACTACGAGCTACCAAGAAGGGCCGTATCCACTATTTGAACTACAGCAGGAAGAATGGTTTCACAGATGGCTCATTCATTCTGCCTAATGGCTCGCGGTGCGACTTCCTGAACTACACGCAATCGGAGAACACGATTGAGGGGCGTGAGGCTGACTTGATCTGGTGCGACGAGTTGGTGCCACAGAGCTGGGTGGAGACGCTGCGGTATCGGTTGATTACAAGGAGGGGCAAGCTGTTGATCACACAGACGCCGCTGGAGGGTGTGGCCTCGGTCTACAAGGAGTTCACCGCGGGGTCTGCGATCACCAAGTTCCACGATGCTGAGTTGCTCAAGGGCAAACAAGGATTGCCGACGTGGCCTGTGGGCAAGGCTGCTCGCACTATGGTGCAGAATCAGACTAACAGAAGGACTGTGTTCTTCTTCTCGGAGGACAATCCCTACAATCCGTTCGATGAGATGAAGTCGAAGCTGGTGGCTTCGCCTATGGGTCAGATACTGACACGGGCCTATGGGTGGGCTAGTGACAACATCGGCAAGGCCTTTGCGCGGTTCAGGCCTGAGATCCATTGCATCCCGGCTTCCTCGGTGCCTGCTGGCGGGACGTTGTACATGGTGTGCGACCCCGCGGGTGCTCGTAACTGGTATGCCTTGTGGATGCTGGTGTACGAGGATGGGAAGCGGGTGGTGGTGCGGGAGTTCCCTGACTTCGCCAACTATGGCGAGTGGGTGCTGCCTAGTGAGAAGGCTGACGGCAAGCCCGGGCCTGCTCAGACGCTGGAGGCTGGGCGGTCGATCTCGGAGTACCGGAGGCTGTTCCGGCAGATTGAGTCGGACTTGGGCTATGGCGAGCCGGTGATGCGGTTGATCGACCCGAAAGCGGGTGGATCGCCTGCATTATCGGAGGCTGGAGGCACTACGCTGATTGATCTGTTGGCTGAATCAGACGATCCCGCTGATGATGGCATGGCCTTCATACCGGCGCCTGGCGTGCCTGTGGACCAGCGGACGAGTGCGATCAACTCGCAGCTCTCCTACGATGCCACTCAGGAGCTGACGTCGATTAACGAGCCACAATTGTACGTTGTGAACGACTGCACCAACCTGATCTATGCGCTGTCGGAGCATACGGGCAGGGATGGGCAGAAGGGCGCGACCAAAGATCCGATTGATTGCTTGGGTATGTTGTTGGTCTCGGGCCTTGCCTTTGTCGGCCGTGGGGGCTTTGATAGTCGCGGCGGCGGTGGATACTAACACAAGACACTATGCAAGGAGATTCCTACAAGACGGCGACAGACGTGATGGCCCGGGTCGGCGAGGAGCCAAATGTGCCTGCATTGACCGAGGAGTTGCGGCGCAGTGCTACCGATTACGGATGTTTCGCTAGGATCGACCGTGTCGAGCAGGTGCGGTACTGCCGGTGGGCTGGTCAGACCGACGACGGCAAGAAGTGGAATGACGCCAACCGGAACAAGCCGGCGTTTCCTTGGGATGGTGCTAGCGACACGCGCATCCCGTTGGCCGATGAGGTGATCAATGGCCTTGTGGATCTGTGCTCGACGTCATTCTGGCGCTCGATGCTGCGGGTTTCCCCTACCAACGTCAGCCAGTTGGATCAGGCTGTGACCGCTCACAACCTGATGGACTGGGCTATGAACGCCCGGATGTACAACGATTTGACCCGTGAGGTAGAGCTGCTGTCGCAGTACCTGTGGACCTACGGGTGGGCAGGTGTTCACGTCACCTGGCAGCAGGAGCTTGGGCAGAAGGAGCAGTACCTGACGATGGACCAGGTGATGGCCTTGGCTGCGCAGTCGCCAGAGGGCTCGGTTCTGGCTGATCTGCCCAACCTGATCGCCAATCCAGAGGCCGACGACCAGTCCGCGGAGCTGCTGATGGCTGCCTTCCCCAACTTGAAGAAGCGTCGGGCATTGAAGGCTGTGCGCGAGCTGCGCGACGAGGGCGAGTGTGACTTCCCGGTGCCCACGATGGTTACAAACAAGCCGATGATCGCGGCCTTGGCGCCGTGGGACGAGCTGGTTTTCCCGCCGGAGACCACCGATATCCAGTCGGCCCGGGTGATTTTCCGCCGGTTCTACATGACCGAGGCGCAGTTGCTGAACAAGGTCGATGTCGAGGGCTGGGACCGCGAGTGGGCGCAGGAGGCCATCAACACGATGGGCCGTTTCAGCGACTACTCGGACTTCTCGTACAGCGTTGGACTGGCTGAGAACTCGTTGCTCGACCGCGAGAACCTGATCGAGGTCTGCTACGCCTACCAGAAGGCTGTGGATTCAGACGGTATCCCGGGCGTGTTCTACACGGTGTTCAGCCCTCAGGTGGGCGACAAGTGGGGCTACTTCGAAGCTCTGGAATACTCGCACGGTCAGTATCCATTTGTGGTGTGGCGTTCGGAGGTGGTGCATCGTCAGATCACCGAGAGCCGCGGCGTGCCCGATATCTGCTCGACCTGGCAGCACGAGGTGAAGGCCCAGCGCGACTCGATCTTCGACTACACCAGCTTGGCGACGCTGCCGCCCATCGAGGTTCCGAAGACTCGTGGTGGCAACCTGAAGATTGGGCCGGCCGTGCAGGTGCCGGTGCTGCGCCGCGGCGAGATCGGCTTCCTAGCGCCTCCCGCCCGGGAGCCTGGTGTTGCCTTCAACCTGATCGACTCGGTGATGGCCCAGACCGATCGGTACTTCGGGCGCCCCACCGAGAAGGTGCCGCCTGCGGTCACCCAGATGCGCCAGCAGCGCCTGATCAACAACTGGCTGCACGGGTGGACCGAGGCCTTCCGGCAGGTGCTTGCCTTGACGCTGCAGTACGTCGGGCCAGCGGAGATCATGCGCATCACGGCTTCCACCACGCAGTTGCCTGAGAACGTGCAGGACTTCGATGTCATGCTGAAGTTCGACATCCGCGAGTTGTCGACCGACCTGGTGACCGAGAAGCTCAAGGCCATCAGCACCTTGGTGCTGCCTCTCGACACTGCCGGCGTCATCGACCGGGCCAAGTTGATCTCGGTGGCCCTGCGCAGCATCGACCCCAACCTTGCGAGCGAGCTGGTCATGCAGCAGGGACCGGCTGCCCAGAAGATGTTCGGCGAGACCAACGACGAGATTGCGCTCATCAGCCTCGGAAATCCCCCGATGCTGCGTGAGAACGACCCGACGGCTGCTATGCGCCTGCAATTCGCACAGCAGGTGCTGGCGAGCAATCCGAAGTATCAGGCCCAGTTGCAGCAGGATCAGCTCTTCCAAGCTAACTTGCAGAAGTACATCGAGAACCTGCAGTTCTCGGTTCAGCAACAGCAGAATGCGGTCACTGGCCGCCTCGGAGTGCAATGAAACTCAACCAAGAACAACTGGCCGAGGCTCTGTCTGTATCCGACGAGCACCCGGTAATTGCGGCATTCCTGCAGATCATTGCAGATACGTCAGAGGACGAGAGTCGTTCTGCTATATTGCCTAACCTGTCAGCCGAGGACCGCGCATACAACTGCGGCAGGGCTGCTGCCATACAAGATTTGAGCTTGCTAATAAGCTCGCTCAGAAGTGAGAAAGATTTGACTTCTCGTCATTCTTGATATCTCACTACAACAACGGCTTCTTGGTGGGCCTTTAACCACCCTGGCGAATGATACCCGGCTTGCAGGGTCAAAACAGCATGGACATCCCGAATACGACACAGGAAGCGCAACCTGCCCAAAACACGGAACGGCCCCCACTCAACCCGATGCAGTTCGACGAATCGGCGTTGGCGAAGCTGCTGAAGTCAAGATTCAGCGGGGAGGAAGAGAAGGCGAAGCAGTCCGTTGAACAGTCGGAGCCTGAGCCTATGGCCGCGAGTGCGGACGAGGAACAGGCAGCGGAACCGACCGCTGAAGAAACGGAGAGTCAGGCCGAGCCGCCTGATGAAGTTCTTTCGGAATCCGAAGACAACGACGAGTCGTTGGGCTTCCGTAAGCGTATCGACAAGCTCACGCGCCAGAAGAAAGAGGCGCTGGAGAAGGCCGAGGCGCTAGAGCGTGAACTCAACGACGCCAAGAGCAAGCTGGAGCAGACTCAAGCCGAGCGGCCTGTGCCTTCGGTGGCGTCCAACGACCCATTCGCTGATGTCTGGGATGCGTCCAAACTCAACGATGAGTGGAGCAAAGCCCGGAACCTGAAGCGGTGGTGCGAGGACAATATCGACGGCTGCGAAGTAGACGGCAGGGAGTACAGCGCGGATGAGGTGAAGCAGATCAAGAGGCGTGTCGAAGATGCGCTGGATCTGCATATCCCAAATCGTGCGAGATTCTTGCAGAACTATCAGCAGATCAAGCCGGTGGCCGAGCAGCTCTATCCTTGGTGGAAGGACCGTGCCAGTACCGAGTACACGGAAGCGCAGACGGTGTTGCGGCAGTTGCCGCAGCTCTCAAGCCTTCCAGAGTACCAGGTGCTCATCGGCGATTTCATCGCTGGCCGGAAGCTGCGGTTGGAGGCATCGAAGGGGAAACCCGCGGTGAAGCCCATCGTGAAGGCGCCGAGTCAGCCGGGCAAACCTACTGCTGCTCCTGTGAAAAAGGATGCGGCTGCGGTCGGCCTGCAGCAGGCAAAGTCGAAGTTTTCGAAGACCGGGAGTCAAAGTGAACTGGCTCAATTACTGAAAAGGATGTTCTAACCATGCCTCTGCTCCAACCCAATCAGGGCGGCTCTGTGCCGCTCGCTTCCACCTCCGCCGCTCGTGAAGATCTGGCGGACTACATCGCCATCGTCGATGCCAAGTCGACCCCGTTCGTGTCCATGGCCCCCAAGGGCAAAGACCTCGGGAATATGCAGTTCTCTTGGCAGGTCGACAATTACGGCGCCCCGGTTCTCCAGGGCGTTGTCGACGGCACCGATGTGACCGTCTCTAACGCTGCCAACCCGGTTGCCAACCGGACCCGCTTGAACAACTACGGCCAGGCCTTCCGCCGCGACCTGCGCATCGGTTTCATCGCCGAGACTCAGGACGTTGCCGGCGTGACCGATGAGCTTGCCAACGGCATCGCCAAGCAGCTCGTTCAGATTAAGCGCGACATGGAGTCGACCTTCATGTGCACCAACCAGGCCGCTCAGGCTGACAACGGCACCAACCCGTACCTGACCGGATCGCTCGGTAACTGGTTGAACAGCACCAACGCTTCCAACATCGGCGCTTGCGCTTCTGGCTCGGTGTTCCTGCCTGCCTCCGGCGCTGTCGACACCACGGCCTCTGCTTCGTTCACCGAGGCTACCGCCCAGAATGTGCTGACTGCCATCTACGGCAACACCGGCACCTTCCGCGACTACGATTGTATCTTGGGCACCACGCTGAAGCGTGCGTTCACCAATCTGACTGCCTCGGGCACCACCCAGGTTGCCAACACCAACACGATTGCTGCCACCTCGGTGCGCACGTTCAATCAGGAGCTGGGCAACGACACCTTCAAGAACAGCATCGACATCTTCGAAGGCGACTTCGGCCGTCTGATCCTGCACCCCACCACCTTCATCGGTGGCAAGAACAGCACCTCGCTGTCGGCTCAGGCCTACAAGGGATACGTCATCCCCATGGACATGGCCGAGGTGCGCTATGCCAAGCTGCCGCAGGTCAAGGCTCTGCCTGACGCTGGTGGCGGTCCTGCTCGGTTGGTCGAGGCCATTGCCGGCTTGGTTGTGAAAAACCCGTCGGGCTTCGGCTTCTTCAACGGCGCGAGCTAATTGCTCCAAACACGGGGAGGCTGCTGGACAAACCCGGCAGCCTCCCCTTTTCTCTGTCTATGCATCAGAATGTTTCATCAGTGATCGGAAACGCACTGAACGACCTTCCCGGCGATCTGCGCCGTGCGGTCATCAAGGAGTTCGAAAGCGGCATCCAGAAGGACTGGGTGCAGGCCGGCATCCAGCAGAAGCGGATCGCCAAGGACTCGCAGACCGACTTGCGCAGTGTGGATGGCATCGGCCGTCTTCGGATGCGCATCGATCCTACGCTGTACCATGCCTGGGGCACCAAGTACGGCTACGACTGCTGGAAAGACTCGCAGTTCCTGAAGGAGATCGAGCGTGACAACCCGGAGGTGAGGGTTAAGTGCGGGGGTACACGCTTGCAGGTCGGTTGGCAAGGTGGCACAAAGAGGAGCAGTCAGAAGTTCACTTTATGAATGTTGGCTCTAATCGTCAGCTCGCCGGCGAGTTCGGCGGCAAATACATCACTGCGGCCGACGGCACGGTGAGCGGCAACTGGATGGAGATCCATGCCGTCTCGACGTCGATCCTGTCGGGCTGCACGTCCAACATCACCGGATTGGGCTCTGGCGTGACCATACAGGCCGGCGATTCGATCTCCGGTGTGTTCACCTCGCTCGCTCTCAGCAGCGGCGGTATCGTGGCGTACAACCGCAAGTGGGTCTAATCAATGAGACTGGGACTAGGCCTCGGCGTTGACGTCCAGCGGTTCGCTGGCGGCGGCGGCGGTGCGGACTATCCCATACTGCGGCGTGACTTGCTGCAGGAGGATGACTTCTTCGTTCTGCTGGAGAACAGCGATAAGATCGTCATCACCTTCGGCACTTTCGACTCTTTAGACTTGGAGAACGGGGACTTCCTGCTCCAAGAGGACACAGGCAAACTCATCATCCAAGCAAACTAGACACTATGGCAGACACGAAAATCACGGCCTTGGCGGCCATCACCACCGTCGATCCCGCGGCAGACGTTCTGCCGATTGTGGATGTCTCAGATACTTCGATGGCTGCATCGGGCACCACGAAGAAGATCACCAGCAACCAGATCCTCGGGGCAGGCGGCACCGCCACCCTCGCCTCCGCCACCATCACCGGCGATCTGACGGTGGATACCAGCACCCTGAAGGTTGATAGCGCGAACAATCGGGTGGGTATTGGGACGGCGACTCCGGCTGATACATTGGATGTCAACGGTCGAGTAACTGCATTGCGTTATTTGTCGTCTTCGTCAAACGCTTCTCTACCTTCATTTGCTGTTTCGGCTGGTAATGGTGCTTACAATTCTGGAACCAATGAAATTGGTTTCTCGATTAACAGCACATCCGCCATGACCCTCAACGCCTCCGGACTTGGGGTGGGGGTTGTGCCTTCCGCTGGAAAAGGTGCATTGCAGCTTTCGAGCGGTATCAACTTCCCCGCCACCCAAGTCGCTTCGTCCGATGCGAACACGCTCGACGATTACGAGGAGGGGACTTGGACCCCGACGATCGGAGCTTCATCTGGAACTCCAACCACTGTAACTGTTAATTCAGCAAATTACACAAAGGTTGGGCGTGTTGTTGTTGTTAACTTTGATTTTAGCATTGTTAATAAAGGAACTGCTTCAAGTGCATTACAATTCAGTCTTCCTTTCAACCATGCTGGATCATCCATTCCATGTGGAGCATTTAGGGAAAACTCAGCAACCGGAAAAATGGGTCAGGTACTTTACAATTCATCATCAAACGCTGGTTGTTTTCTGTACGACAACGCAACCGTTTGGGTTGATGGATATCGTATACAAGGAACCTACACTTACTTCACCGCCTAATCCATACCACCATGAACATCTCTTGGATCATCGAACGCCTGTTGGTCAAACCCACCGAAGGCACTCTCACCGATGTCGTCATCACCGCCGACTGGCGTTGCAACGGCACGCAGGATCAGTACAGCGGCACTTGCTACGGCAGCGCGTCGTTCGCTCCTCCTACGGAGGGCTTCACGCCGTATCCTGATCTGACCGAAGCGCAAGTCCTCGGCTGGTGCTTCAGCAATGGCGTCGATCAGAGCGCGATTGAGGCGAACGTCTCCGCGCAAATCGAGAACCAGATCAACCCGCCGATCATCGCTCCGCCGCTGCCGTGGGCGGCGCAGCCTTCATCGCCGCCGGTGATGATTGTTCCTCCGATGTTGCCGCAGGTGGAGCCGGTTTTGGTTGCGGACCAGCCTGTGTCTGCCGACACTGCCGCCTGATATGGAAATCACCATTACACTGACTCAGGAGCAGACCAACAGCCTCCTGCAACTCATTGACATCGCCATCAAGGCCGGTGGCTACCAGAACGCCAAGGTTGGCGTTCCTTTGGCCGACATCATCCTCACCGCTGCCCAAGCCAAGACCGAATAACCCATGGACGCGACCAACCACGCAGGAACCAACGGCCCGATCATATCACTTGCAGCCGCTGCCGGTGCTACCGCGGCATCGTTCATCCCGGTGCTGACCGATTGGGTCCGACTGGCGACTGCGGTGGTTGGTCTGATCTGTGCGCTCTACGGCGCCTACAAGCTCTTCTTCAAGAAATGAAAAACACCAAGACCACGCTGGCCGGTATCGGCGCCATCCTCGTCGCCATTGGCGGTGCTCTGAAGGCTCTATTCGATGGTGATCCTGCGACCACTGTCGACCTGGCCTCGACCATTGCCGCGGCGACTGCTGGCTTCGGCCTGATCATGGCCAAGGATGCCAAGGAGACCGAGAAGAAGCCCGAGTGAACTGGATCTACCAGATCCTGAAGGCTCTGCTCGACTGGTTCAGAGAAACACCACCCACCGATGTTCAACACGGCAAAGCACCTGAGCAGCTCAAGGCTGATCTGGCTGATCGCATTGCCGATCTGCCTGGGCTGCCAGCAGACGAAGGTGGTGATGGTGCCGCACGGTGACCCGGTGATGATCGCTGCGCCTGTGCAGGCCAGCGTGTACGGATTCGACAAGGACAAGAAGCTGGTGGGGCCGTCCAAGGTGACGCTGCCTGCCGGCTGGTATGTGCTTCCGAAGCAATGATCAACTACAAGGGCAACAAGTTCTCGGGCTACAACAAGCCCAAGCGCACTCCCGGCGAGTCGAAGAAGTTCGCTGTGCTCGCCAAGGAAGGCGACAAGGTTGCCTTGGTTCGTTTCGGCGATCCTGACATGACCATAAAGAAGCACATCCCAGAGCGGCGTGCGTCCTTCCGGGCGCGTCATGGATGTGATAATCCCGGAAGCAAACTGTCGGCGAAGTACTGGGCGTGCAAATCCTGGTAGCCAAAAATGAGAACCGTTTCATACGACTACGTCCTGCAACGCGCCTGTGAGCTCACTGGGCGCGTTTTCTCTACGCTGACGACCGAGGAGTCCAACTTCTTCCGCACGTTCATCTCGATGTCATTACGGAGCGCCTGGGAGTGCTTCGACTGGCCCGAGCAGACCGTGTATCAGCAGGAGTTCTTCGCGCCGACCTATTCCTACCAGGACACCTACAGTGCCGGTGACGTGGTGTACTTCCCGGTCGAGGAGAAGTACTACCAGTGGGTCAACATCACGCCGGGCGCCGGTCAGAGCCCGACCACTGGCGGCCCCAACGGCACGTTGAACTCGATCTACTGGGCACAATCTCAACCGTCCTACGGCAACAGTGACGGCAACTGGGACAGCACCACGTCCTACACCATCGGCCAGATCGTCCTGTACCCGGTGACGCAGGAGTACTACCAGCTCTACGCCATTGCACCGGCCGGCACTGTCCCGACCAACACGGCCTACTGGGGCATCCTGAACAAGTTCCTGCGCAATGTCTCGCAGACGACCAACCCGGATGGCACGACCCGAGCCGTCACCATTGGCGAGACGTTCTCTGCGTGGCCTGCCGACCCTCGGGTGACATGGCGTCAACAGGAGGTCACCTACACGTTCACCGACGACGGCATCCTCGTTGAGAACGAGCTGCCATATGTGTGGCTTGAGTTCCGCAAGGTTCCGCCGCTGCTTGCCAACGCCGCGGAGGCTAGTGCCTATGCCTTCCCGTACCGCTTCTGCGAGATCTGTGCGCTGAAGGCTGCAGGCCAGATGCTGCGGGTTGACGGCAAGATCGACCTTGGGAACCAGTTCCTTGAGTTAGGAGAGGTAGAGCTGACCAAGGAGATCGACAAGGTTGCGACTCAGGAGAAGTATGTGCGGCAGATAATCGTGCCCAACCGCTGATATGCCTGACTTGCCTCAAATCGGTGCAATCGACGATGGATTCGTTGGAGTTGTATCACGCATTGACCCTGCGTTGATTCCTGCCTCCTACGTTTCCAATGCCGTCAACCGACGCTTTGAGGATCAGGTCATTAAGAACCGTTGGGGCATTGTGCAGCCCAAGTGGGGTGGTCGCTGGTCTAGCGGATCACGCATTGTCACACTCACCTCTGGATCATCGGTTGGTGTTCCTGTATCCGGCACTCAGATCCCTGCGAACTCGCAAGTGGTCTCTGATGTCGATGCCAACACTCAAATCTTCTCCAACGGCACGCTCTGCACGCTAGACGACAACACCAACGCGACCTTCAGCACTGCGGCATTCAGTTTCGCGCCGTCGCCTGCCAACAAAACGGTTCAGTTCTACGCCTCAACCGCTCCTTTTGAGGACATTCTCGGCGTGCTGCCCTACCGCGACCCGGACACCGGAGCCAACGCACTGCTGGTTGCAGTCAACGAGGCACGGACATCGGACGGTGGCCAAGGCAAGGTCTGGTGCATCCGGCCCAACCAGTCTCCCGTGGAAGTGTCATTGAACGGACACGACATTTACCTGCCGGTTCGCCTTATTCAGGCCACCAACGGCGTGGTCATGCTGCGCCCGGGGAATGCTCGCTACTACTTCGACAGCATTACTGGAATCGTCTACGACTCAATCAACACCGAGGGCAACGATGCAATCTTGTGTGAAAACGACGCCCTTCTTTCTCAAGAGGCATCCACCGAGATCACACTGAATGTGGTGCCTGATTTGGCTACTGGTGACATCGTAAACGTCGGCCAGATTGGCGATGCTGCTCCCCTCTGGAATGCGTCACCCGGGTCTGGTCAAGGCTTCCAGCTCTACGTCAACGTGGTTAATCAGGAGATCTCGCTCCACCTGACTCTTGCTGATGCTCGGGCCAAGACCAACTCGTT